AGGAGCAGAGAAAGAACTTGAAGATCGGGTTTATTTGGATGGGAATCGTCATTCTTTGTCTTACCTCGTGCGGGGTGTGGTTTTTCGCAACCTGGTCATGTAGGATTGCAGCACGCATCAGCGAGGTACTTAAGTGCCAGAACGGACGGCGGGCGAGCCACTCAACAAGTACATCGCCAAATTTGTCTCTAACAAGCGCGAAAAGCGCAAATTCCCTGACATCAAGCAGCGTCTGGCAGTCGGCTATTCGGAAGCGAAGCGCGGTAAAAAGGGATGATGCAACCTTCGCAAGTTCGCCGGCATCGTGACGTTAAAAAGCGCCATTTCCAGCAATCCATGTCTGGCCGTGGGGTCAGCTTAGTAGCTGAAACCATCGATTTCATCCCAGCATCCTGCGTCTTGAAGCCCTTGAGGGACTGCATGATTGTCCAGCCTATGGACGTGGTACACAGTCGAGTGCTCATAGTTCCGCCTCATACCTCAAAGCTCGTGCGCGGAAAGGTGCTGGCGATCGGTCCTGGGCATTACCCGCTGATCTACCTGGACAAGGACGGCAATAGGGGCGCGCCTCGAGGCAAGCGAGCCAAGATTGCTTGGGGTGAGATATTCGTACCGACCGAGGTTAAGCCCGGCGATATTGTCCACCTCGATGGACGCAATACAGGCAAATCCTGTTTCGATGCCTTCTACTGGGGTGACAAATACTGTCTGCATGCGAGACAGGCTGATGTCGCGGGAGTGGAAGAGCCGTGATCGAAACCCCAAAAGGCTGGGTTAAAGGTCAGCTTTTGGACCTTCGCAAATACACCACATCGCTTGGTGCAATCAGCTATCGGGCGACAGCGCTTGGCGATAACGATGATCCTAAGACCGGCTATGTGGCGCCGTACGTCGAGTTCGACAACAGCTACGATGCCCAGACCTTCGTGAGCAATTGGTACGCTCCGGCACCCAGCGTGGGTGGCGTGTATGGCTAAAGAGCTAACTATGTCAGCGCTAGCCAATATAGGCTGTTCCATAGGCATGAAGATCGGAAGATGGAATGCCTGTACCGCTTGGGCCGTGTACGAACTGGATCAGGATAGGACTCGGGTTTTCATCCGATTGCATGATCATGCCGATATGACCCCATTGTCACGCGCTATTCCGGTCAGCAGAGCCTATGACATGGATTCACCAGCCGATGGGACTTCTAGGGAGTTTGAATTGCCAGATCACGGATTAGCTATGACCGCCTGGAGAATTGAAGAGTGGCTTATTCCTCAATTGCTTGAATTGGTGCCAGAGCATGGCTAGACCTACTGACTATTCCCAAGAGACTGTAGCCGTGATCTGCGACCGCATAGCCTTGGGTGAATCATTGCGTTCCATATGCCGTGACGAGGCTATGCCTGCCATGAGCAGCGTATTCCTTTGGCTCAATAAGCATTCAGAGTTCTCGGACCAATACGCGCACGCGAGAGAGGCACAAGCCGACACATTAGCCGATGAAATCGTGGATATCGCCGACGATGGCAGCAGAGACTATACGGTTGATGCTGATGGTATCGCCACGGTTGATCACGATCACATTGCCAGGGCCAGGCTTAGGGTCGATGCCCGCAAGTGGATAGCCTCAAAGCTCAAGCCCAAGAAGTACGGCGAGAAGCTGGATACCACTCACCGCGGTGACCCGGCCGCCCCCATCATGATCACTGCCACGGACTCAAGGCTGTGACCAAAGAGCAGTACCACACTCACCGAGAAGCGCTAATCCTGTACTTGAAGTGCAAGGTAGACCTGGCTGACTGGCATGGCGTATCGGATGCGGCTAATGACCTACGTGTTCTGGAGGCGCAGTGGCAAGCAACAAGAAAGTGACCTATTCGATAGCGATGTCCAAAGAGACTGGCTGTATCGTCATGGTGCGCACCAGAGGCAAACAGGTCGAGGTGATGGGATCGATGACGCGCGAACAGTCCTTGGACTTCGTGGCTGGCATCATGGAATGGACAAAGGAAGTCATCAAAGAGGATGCGCCGCGGATCCAGCGCTTGAACGGCTGATGCCTAAAGGCGTCTATCCGCGCAAGGGCAATCTTGAACTCTCAGCGCTTGCGCGCGAGGTCAATCCAGTTAGAACCTTCCAAGCCCAAGTCTATGACTTGGAACTGCGCGTAGCTGACCTGGAGCGCCGGCTAGTCCAGGCCAATGAGTATTTTTCCAAGGGATACATTCCGCCAAATGTTTGAATTCGCTCTCATTGCTGCTTACATCTGGCAAATGATGGAAGATGCCAGAGAGCTAGCGTTCGCTCTGATGCGCGCAGAAGATGATGGCTGGCATGCATGACATGGACGCTCACACCGAAACAAGAACAAGCGAACGAACTGCTAGCCTCGAAAGCTCAGCATATTTTACTTGCTGGTGGGTCACGTTCGACGAAAACGGTGCTATTTGTGCGCGCTATGTGCGTGAGAGCCCTGAAAGCCCCTGGGTCGAGACACGCCGCTCTGCGCTTCCGGTTCGGCCATATCAAGCAATCGATCATTCACGACACCTTCCCAGCCGTGATGAAGAACTTCTTCCCAGACGTTCACTACGATCTAAATCGCTCAGACTGGTTCGCGCAGTTCAAAGGTGGCTCTCAGATCTGGTTCGGAGGCCTTGATGACAAGGAACGTACCGAGAAGATTTTGGGCTCCGAGTACGCCACTATACTGCTCAATGAGTGCAGCCAGATCCCTTACGCCAGCCGTAACGTCGCCGTGACTCGCCTAGCCCAAAATGTCATCGATACGACCACGGGTAAGCCCTTGGCGCTCAAGATGTACTACGATGAAAATCCCCCCTCCAAAGCGCACTGGACCTATACGGTGTTTCGCTTAAAGAAGGATCCCGATACCAAGCAATACCTGCCTGATCCCGATAACTATGGGTTCATGCAGCTGAATCCTAAGGACAACCCTCACCTCCCGCCCGACTACATCAAGACGCTTGAGGCATTGCCGGCGAGGCTGCGTAAGCGCTTCTTGGAGGGTGAATTTAGCGATATCGCGCCTAATGCGCTGTTCTTGGATGAGAACCTGGAGAAGTGGCGCCATGTGGATGGTGACTTGCCTGACATGCTTAGGGTCGTGGTGGCTGTCGATCCGTCAGGCGCGGACGATACTGAGAACATCGATAATGATGCGATCGGCATAAGCGTTTGCGGCCTAGGAGTCGATGGTATTGGCTATGTACTGCATGACCTGACCTGTAAGGTAGGGCCTGCCGCATGGGGGAAAGTGGCCGTACAAGCATATTTGCGCGAGAAGGCCGACCGAATCGTGGGGGAGATCAACTTCGGCGGCGCGATGGTGGGCTTTGTGATCAAGACTGCGGCTACGGAGCTTAGTACTCGCGTGCCGTTTAGGTCACTCACTGCCAGCCGCGGCAAGGTCGTGCGCGCTGAGCCGATATCAGCGATGTTCGAGACAGGTAAGTGCAGGCTTGTCGGCTTTCACCGAGATCTCGAGGACGAGCTGGCGGGATTTACCACAAATGGCTACATGGGCGAGAATTCGCCTAACCGCGCGGATGCTATGATCTGGGCCATGTCTGATCTATTCCCGGAACTTATGAAGCCTGCCGAGGAGAAACAGCAGGTGATCATGCCGGTTGTGCGCAGGGGCGGCCCGCAGGCGTGGATGCATCGATGAACGACCGCGATCCAGACCTCGATGCCATAGCCGATGAGGACGTGTTCGAGGAAGCCCGCGACCGCATGTCCATGTCGCTCGAGGCCGATTCGCACAATCGGGAAGCTGCGAAGGATGCGATGCTCTTTCGCGAGGGCGAGAATCACTGGGATAGCGACTATGTCACCTCAGCGAGCCAAGAAAACCCGGAACTCGTCATCAATCTCACCGATACCCTTGTTGGACGGGTCGTTAACTCGATTGCTGATCTGGAAACGAGGGGTAAATGCCATCCTATTGCCGACGGGGCAGATACGGAACGAGCGGACGTTATCAATGGACTGGGCCGACACGTCGAATACCGATCAGATGCGCCTGTGGCCTACGACAACGCCACGGACAACGCCGTCTCAGGAGGCTGGGGATGGTTTAGGCTCTTAGCTGAATGGGCTGCGCAGAACAGCTTTGACAAAGAGATCCGCATAGCGCCTATCTTCGATTGCTTCACGGTCTATCCTGATCCCGGGGCCATGATGCCGACCGCGCAGGATATGCGCTGGTGCTTAATTGCGCTAATGCAGAAGCGCAATGAATTTAAGCGTTTAAATCCTGGTGTAGACCTAGTCCCCTGGTCTGATGTCGGTTCAGCGCGTATGGCGGCTGACTGGGAGACAAAAGAGGAAATACGGGTAGCGCAGTACTTTCGGATCTTAGATAAACAGGAGAAGCTTTATCAGCTAAAGCTTCCCGATGGGACGAGCTTTGGGGTATTCAAATCTGACTTTCCTACGGATGCGCAATTGAAACGCATTCAAGCCACCATTGTTGGCGAACGTGAAGGCACTAAATCGAAAGTGCAACTCTTCAACCTGAACGGCACGAAGGTCACGCAGCGAGAGACCATACCTGGCACCTTCATCCCAGTGATTCGGGTGCAGGGCAATGCCCGCATGATCGATGGCAAGATCTATCGGCGCGGTATGGTTCAGACCATGATGGATCCTCAGCGCATGGTGGACTATGGAGAGACCTCAAAGATATTGCGCCTAGGACTAGCCACTAAGTCCAAGTACATCGCTGCGGAAGGACAGTTAGATGGCCATCCAGAGTGGACGGAATCGAACCGCGAACCCATTCCAACCCTCACGTATAAGCCTGTGACGATCGAGACAGGCCAAGGCTCAGTATTGCTTCCGCCTCCTACGCCGATAGAGCCGGCGCAAGTGGAGGCTGGATTCACCGAATTCGTTCAGGGGATGCGATCTAATCTCCTGGCAATCGCTGGCATGCCTAATGAGCCTGGACAGGATCAAGGCCAAGGCCAGACCGTCTCAGGCAGAGCTCTACAGCGTCGCGACAAGCTCTCTGATCAATCGCACAGCCAGTACTACAAGAACAAAAAGCTCGCTGTTGCCCATGCCTGGCGGATCATGCTCGATTGGTTCCCGCCGTACTATAGCGAGCAGCGCATGCAGCGTATCATTGGAGGGGATGGCAAGCCTCAGATGATTGAGCTGAACAAGGAGATTCAGGATGCAAATGGGGTTACATCGGTCAAGAATGACCTATCTGTAGGTCGCTATGACGTAGTCATGGAGGCAGGCCCCAGCTATGAGACCATGCGCGAACAGGGTGCTGAGGATTTGATCGAATTGGTCACCTCTCCTGGTCCAATGGGTGAAATCATTGCGAAAAGCGCGCCAGATCTGGTATTCCGTTCAATGGATGGCATGTATACAGAGGAGATTGCAGACCGACTGGCTGCTCAGACTCCTGATGGCCTACAGAAGATCATGGAGAACTTACCGAAGGAAGCTCGCGCGGTAGTTCAAGCGCTTTCCGGCAAGTTGCAGCAGACACAACAGGCCTTGCAAGAGGCGCAGCTAGAGATCAAATATGGGATGGCGAAGGCTCATCTGCAGGCTACCGTGAAAGCCCACGATGTCGAGGAATCGAACAAAACCAAGCGCCAAGATACCGAAACTCGCGCCGACACGGCTATCAAGGTCGAGGCGATGCGCGGGCATGTAACTTTGGCTAAGGAAGAGATTGCGGTTGGTGGGGAGTTACTCAACACCCATGTGGAGGCCGCACACAACAAAGAAGCGGCGAAGATAGCGTTAGAGTCAGCGGAAAAAGCAGAAAGCAGCAATGGAGCAGCGTAAATGACGGTAGTAGTCGAGAATGGCCGTGATCAGATCGAAGCCTACACGACGGGTAACGGGATCTTCCCTGTGCCTGCAGAGGTCGCTGCGGATAATGCCAAGCAGGCTGCTAAGGTTGACAATCCAGAGCCTAAAGTTGACAAAGTTGTCAATCCTGCTACTCCTGACAAGCCAGAGGAAGCTGACGATAAGGCCGGCGATGACGTAGAAGGCGAGGATGGTCTTACCCCACGCCAGAAGCGCGAGTTCACCAAAGCCATGCAGGCAACTATCGGCAAGAAGCACCGCATGCA